CCGCAGAACCGTGGCCGCTACGGCAACACCCTGAAGCAATTCGTGGTGCTCCCGCCTGGTGGTTATTCTCAGATCAACGGCGTTGCCGCTCCTGGTGGTCCTCAGTTCAGCCCTGCCACTCTGGCAGCTGGCACGTTCAACTACCAGACCGGCGTCTATACCTCCAGTGGTACCGGCACCCTGGCCGTGACCGTGGGCGAATGCGCAATCACTGGCGGACAGTTCCAGAACTGCGCCGCTACTGCTGCGTTCACCGGCACTCCGGCGGTGACGATCAATGGTGGCGCTGCCTATCAGACCGCTTCCACGGAAAACCTGTACTTCCACCGCGATGCCTTCGCGCTGGCTTTTGTCGATCTTCCCCTGCCGCGCACCGCCGTTGAGGCTTCCCGCGCGTATGACGAAGACCTGGGCCTGGCAATTCGCATTGCCACGCAATACACCATCAACAACGACGCCGAGCCGACTCGGATGGACGTGGCCTATGGCTTTGCGTCCCTCTACCGTCCCATGGCTGTTCGTGTATCGGGCTAAGGAGCTAAAACATCATGGTCGCTACAACCAACATCGACGGCACCAATCCTGGTCCCAATGTCAGTGCGCTGCCCGACACCGTTCAGATTCCAACGGGCAATCTGTGGAAAGTCGGTACTTTTGCACTTGCGCTTACACCAGCAGCTTTGGCTGCAGGCCCATCGGTCGGCGAGCAAGCTTTCGCCTCCACCGGTATCGGCCTGTTAACCACTGACCGGGTGTTCGTGGAGTATCCCGGTGCACAGACCGCCAACGTGGCACTGCTGGACGCTCGCGTGTCCGCATCTGACACGCTGGCCATCAAGTTCTTGGGCACCACGGGCACGCCAACGCCGGCGGCTGGCACCTACTACGTGACGGTCTTCCGCCAGCAACCGAACTGGTCTGCGCCTGCCTCTGGCAACCAGATCGACTGGTAAGGGGGCGACATGCCGCAACCTATCGGTCGCTTCTATGGCGCCTTTGCCGGAAATATTCCCCTCCAAGCGGGGGATTACATCCTGGAGTCCTCGCAGGACAACATCACGGCCACGGCCGGCGGTGGTCAAACGAACGCCTACCAGATCAGTTCGCAAACGGCGCGTGTCGCAGTCGTCGCCACAAGCGGTGACTCGGTGCAACTGCCGTCATCTGCACCTGGTCTGGAAATTCTGCTGATCAATCACGGTGCCAACCCCATGCAGGTGTTTGGCAACGGGACTGATCAGATCGATGACGTTGCATCCAGCACCGGTGTATCGCAGATGCAAAACAGCTTTGTGCTGTACAGCTGCGCCAGCGCTGGAAAGTGGTACACCGAAGGCCTTGCAACTGGTTTCCAACCAGGCACCAGTTTGCAGACGTTCTCAGCAGCGCAAATCGCAGCCAACGCTACCAACACTCAGGCCGCTGGTACGCCAGTGGCCTCTATGTTGGTCAACGTTACGGCTGGCGCTGCGGGTTCTGTGACACTTCCGGTGTCTGCCTCTGGCTTGGAAATCACGGTGCACAACATCAGCGCGTACACGGTAAGCGTGTTCCCGAACGCTGGCGGAACCGGAACTGAGAAGATAAATTCCGGCGCCGCAAATGCTGCGTTGTCGTTGCCAACTGGAACTTCAACCGTGTTCACTTGCCAGACCGCTGGTCAGTGGTACACGGTGCCTCGGACGCCAAGCTGATGACTGTTGCCAATCTGGACTTCACCGCGTCGCAGATTCTTTCGGGGGTCGGCGCTACTGCAACGCAGAGCAGCCCCGACCTACTGAATCCCTGTGGACGCGGTGTAAAGGTCTTTGCCAACGTCTCTGCCATTGGTACCGGGTCGGTGACTTTCTCTATCCAGGCAAAAGACCCGGGCTCGGGGACCTACAGCACCATCCTTTCTTCGGCCGCCATCGTTGCCAATGGCATGACCGTGCTGACGGTCTATCCAGGATTGCCAGCTACAGCCAACGTCTCGGCCAATGACGTTCTTCCACGCCAGTGGCGCGTCGTGGTCACTGCAAACAACGCCAACCCTGTCAACTACACAGTCGGTGCGTCGGTCATCGTATGAGGCTTGAATGCCAACGATGCCCACCGTCACCGGCGTGTCCTGGCAGCAAGCTACAGCCACGCTGATTCAGGCCGGCATCGTTCCAGATAACGGATCGGTGCCGGGCCAGTTCACCAATCTCGGTTACCTCGATACATGGCCAGTGGCTATTAGCTGGGTGAAAACGTCCGCCGCAGCGCCCGGGATCGTTATTGCTCAGTCTCCTGCTCCTGGTGGAAATGTGGCCTTTGGCGCCGCAATCAATCTCACCGTTTCGAGTTACCCCATAGCCGTCGCCGACATGTTCTCGGCTGGAGGATATTCATGACCACTGCGCTGGACATCATTAAAGGTGCATTGCGCCGCGTAAATTCGTACCAGTCCGGCGAAACAATTGCCCAGCCCGACGCCCAGGACTGCCTCGATACGTTCAATGACTTGCTGGACTCCTTGAGCCTGGACAAAACCATTGTGTTTGGGTCTAACGAATGGATTTTGAACTGGACCTTGGGCAAGAAAATCTACACGGTGGGCAACCCCACAAATGCGCAGCTCAGCGGTGCAAATAACACTGGCTCTGTGGGAGCTGCATCGTCGCCCACGTTCTCAAAATCATGGCCCAACATTACCGGCACGCTCACCAACGGATCGAACATCATCACGGGCGTGACCAATATGCCAAGCAACTTGGTGGCGGGTAGCACTGCGGCATATCAGGTAGGGTCCGGATCGATCTTGAGCGATGTGCAGAACCTGATCCCATCAGGCACCACGGTGACGGCATTTAATGCTGGCGCTCAGACCATCACCATGTCGGCCAATGCGACTGGCACCTCAACGGGTACCGACTCCATCGGCTATACCGTGCCTGGTGACATTCCGATACCGCGCCCGCTGCGCATCACCAATGGCTTCACACGGTTCAATAATCTGGACTTTGAGCTCAACGTCGAGCAGACGCAGGGTGAGTACGCCAGCATCCTCTACAAGTCGCAGCCCGGACCGTGGCCCACGGTTGCCTGGTACAACCCGCAGTTCCCGTATGGGCTGCTGAATGCCTATCAGACGCCAGGAAACAATGCAGAGCTGCACTTATACGCGGACACGATCCTGTCAAATGTGACGCTCAACCAGGTCGTGATGTTTCCGCAAGGCTACAACCGGGCGTTCAAATGGTTGCTTGCCAAAGAGATCGCCGCGGAGTTTGGCTTTCCCCTGACAGAGGCCATCAAAGTAAATGCGCAAGAAGCTCTGAACTTGATTCAAGATCTGAATTCGTTACCTGCGCCAGCCTCCAAATATGACCGTGCGCTTGTTCGTGGCAACCGCGCCGATGGTGGATGGATAACACATGGAGGCTACCGGTAATGCCCGATACCGCACTCCAAATGTTTGGAGATTTCGGATTTGTGGGTGGCGAAGATACTGCCCCAAATCCAATCCAAAACCATCAGATTTGCATTAATTTTTACCCTGAAGTAAATAAGCAAAATCCAAAAGAAACTGTTGCTCTTCTTGGTTGCCCAGGATTGGTTCAGCTAGTAGCAGCACCTGGTGGTGGAGCGCCGGGCTTTTCCAGCTCCATGACCGCATGGCCTAAACCATCATCAGTAACAAATCTGCCAGTGCGCGGCATGCTTGAAATTCCTGGTGCAACCACTGCTCTTGTGGTGATCGCCAACACGTTGTATTTGATGAGCCAAGCAACCCAAGCGACAGCATCATCTTTTCCAACATTGTCTTTAAAAGCTGTAGGCACATTGGCAACCAGTTCAGGCCCAGTGTCTATGATCGAGAACAATGGCGTCGGGTTCGGATCTGGTAGTGCTGTTGTCGGAACTGTGGCTATTGTTGATGGACCTAATGGGTATTGGTACAACTACCTTACCGGCGTATTCACTCAGATTACAGATCCCGGTTTTGTAGGGTCCAACAGGGTGTCTTGCATTGATGGAATATTTATATTTAATCAGCCAGGCAGCCAAGGTTTTTACACGCCTAATGGCGCATATCAACTTGCATTTTCAAGCGCTTACTACGCATTAAAAGATGCAGCACCCGATAATCTGGTAACGCATGCGGCACTAAAAGAACTTCTTTGGCTCGTAGGCGAAAAAACTACCGAAATTTGGTACAACGCCGGTGGCAACTATTTTCCGTTTCAACGCTTATCCGGAACACTTATTCAGTCCGGATGTAAAGCGGCGGCTTCAATTTCAACTTTTAATGCGGATGGTGTCGACGCGTTAATTTGGTTTGGCCGATCGGAACGTGGTGAAAACCTGATTTTGCGCACTCAAGGTTTCTCAACCATTCCCGTGAGCACTCCGGCATTTAGCGCTGAGGTGGCAACCTACCCGATCACTTCGGACGCCATCGGGTATACCTACCAAGAGGACACGCACGATTTCTATGTACTGACCTTTCCGACAGCAGATGTGACATGGGTGTTTGACAGCCAATCAGGTTTGCTGCACAAACGCATGTCTTACGACCCATACATGACAACTCCTGGCAATCCGTTGTCACCGCCGGGTTTTCACCGCCACAGGTCAAATTGTTTTCTTAATTTCTCGGGCATGCGATTGGTGGGGGACTATCAATGCGGAGCGATCTATCAACTTACGCGCAAAGCGTTTACAGACGCTGGTTGGCCATTGCTGGCAAAGCGCCGTTCTCCGCACATTTGGGATAAGGGTCAGCGCGGCCGTGTGTTCATGGCAAGCCTGCAAATTGATTTCAATGTTGGTCAGGGCAACGTAAGTGGTTTTGGTGTCAATCCACAAGCCTATATCAGCATTTCACGTGACAGTGGTCATACCTTTGGTCAAAAGTGGGCGGCATATATTGGCGCAATTGGACAGTACAAAACACGCACGATGTGGCGCCGCTTAGCTTTTGGGCGTGACAACGTGTTGGACTTGGAAGTAATCGACCCAGTTCCGCGGGATTTGGTAGGTGTCACATTGCGTGCCTTCAGTAGCGCATATGGCGGACAGGACATGAGGCCAGCTTAACCATGGGATTGCCAAATCAAATTCCCGCATTTGATGTCCCATTAATGGACGAAAACGGAATTATGAATACCCAGTGGTATTTGTTCTTTTACAACATTGGGAAACAGACCTTTGCCAACTTGCCGGCGTCTCAGACAGTTACTGTTACAGGATCGCCTTTTACATTTACCGCTGCTGCCGCCGGTGCTTTATTCATCACTGGTGGCAAGGGCGTTGTAATTTCCCTGATTCGGTATGGCGTCACGGTTGCTTCAAATATCGTCGTAGGCGGATTTGGTGCAGCAACCGGCTCGATTCCCGTTGGCGCAGGAGATCAGGTGATTATTAAGTACGCTGCTGTGCCAACGGTCGTGTTCATGGCTACATAGTGCCAAGTCTCACCATGAAGATACGTTTTATCTAGCTTTGGCATAAGCCATTGCTTAGAATCCGCCCACGTCCACGACCGAAAGCGGTTCGTGCGGTGTT